TGCTACGTTACTAAATCCAGTAGTACAAGCCTCTAAAGTAGACCTACCAATAGCAGTGTTGTTATTACCTGTAGCAAGAGTTAATGAATTATAGCCAACTGCTGTGTTTGAATGTCCAGTTGTACTTTTTAAAGCATCACTACCAACCGCTACGTTATAAATAGCTGAACTACCGCTTGCATTTTGCATAGCACTTTGACCGACAGCAACGTTGTTGTAAGCATTAGTTATTGACCTTAAAGTATTAGTACCAACTGCTGTGTTGTTTGATCCAGTGGTGGCTGATAATAAGGCTTGGAAACCTATAGCTACACCATTACCAGTTGTGTTTGCTCCTAAAGCACTAACACCTACAGCAGTAGAATTATTTCCAGTGGTATTTGCATCTAAAGTTTCAGTTCCTACTGCTACGTTGTTTATTCCAGTGGTACTAACATTTAAAGCTACTTGTCCAACAGCCACGTTTTTTGATCCAGTTGTGTTGCTGGCTAAAGCAGCATCACCAAGAGCCGTATTATATGAAGCGGTAGTATTAGCTCCTAAAGCGGCATAACCTAATGCAGTATTAAATGAAGCAGTAGTATTAGCATCTAGGGCAGCAGTTCCAACGGCTGTGTTCCTCGTTCCAGTTGTGTTTGATAATAAAGAATCGTAACCAATCGCTGTGTTATTAGATGCGTTATTAGTAAGTAAAGCTCGCCTTCCTACAGCAGTATTATTATTTCCAGTAGTATTAACATCTAAAGCAGACTTACCAACCGCAGTGTTATAACTTCCTGTAGTATTACTGTCTAAAGCATTAGCTCCTATAGCTACGTTTACACTTCCAGTTGTGTTTGATAGTAGAGCAGTATAACCCACCGCAGTATTATCACTTGCTGTATTAGCTTTTAATGCTTCACCACCAACAGCAGTATTGTTAGCCCCAGTTTGATTTAATAATAAACTACTATTACCAATGGCTGTATTGTTATCTGCTGTAGTATTTGCATTTAAAGTTCCATAGCCTAAAGCAGTATTTTGAACTCCAGTAGTATTGTTAGGCAGAGATTGCGAACCTAGAGCAACATTCTGTGTTCCAGTAGTGTTTTGATTTAAAGCTAATCTTCCAACAGCAGTGTTATTGTCAGCAGTTGTAGCAGATCCTAAAGCTCCCGAACCAACAGCAGTATTGCCATCACCTTCAGTGCTTTTAGCTAGGGCGTTTGATCCCATAGCTACGTTATGGTCTCCAGTTGTATTATCGTCTAAAGAATCGTGACCTACAGCAGTATTTTGAGAGCCTGTTGTGTTTGCTTGTAAAGCGGAATTACCAAAAGCAGTATTGAAACTAGCTGTTGTATTTGAACTTAAAGCTTCAATACCTACGGCAGTGTTACTAGCTCCAGTTGTGTTCAATTTTAAAGAATCTTTACCAACCGCAGTACAAATTCCAGTAGTATTTGCAGTTAAACAATTAAAACCTACTGCTGTAGATGAACTACCAGTGGTATTAGCGTCTAAAGCATTAGCTCCTATAGCTACGTTTGAAGTTCCAGTTGTGTTTAGCTTTAAAGCATCACCTCCTATAGCAGTGTTACTTGATGCAGTTGTATTTTCTTTTAAAGCGTTATTGCCAAGTGCTGCATTACTTGTTCCAGAAGTATTACTTGTAAGAGCATTTCTACCAATAGCAGTATTAAACCCCCCAGTAACAGCAGCATCTAAAGCAGATTCTCCAAAAACAGTGTTACCAGCAACAGAGTTTGCACCTTTACCAACAGCAATTCCGTTTATGGTTGCGTCTGCTGGTATTTCTACGTTGCCAGACGAATTTATTAAAAATCTATTTGCACTATTAGTAGTATCTTTTACAATAAAAGACCCATTTATATTTTGTAAAGCAAAGTCAGAATCATTGTTAGTATCTACAAGAAATAGTTGTGGAGCTATATTAGAAATAGTAATATTTGTACTTGTACTTATATCTCCAGTTGCATTTATATTTCCTGAGACTAAAATGCCACTTGAGGTTGTTTCGAGCTTCTTATTGTTATCAAAATATGCCTCAAATGAACCATCAGGTGTAATTACAATTCCTTGTTCGTTATTTTTTGCAGTAATTTTAATTTCATTATTACCATCACCAATTAAATGTAAAACACCATAATTACTTACTATATAAGCATGATTTGGGTCATGGTAAATTTCTAAATCTTGTGAGTTTCCAAGTCTTAATTTTTTATTATCAGGTAATGCGATATGTTCGCTGCTTGTCCAACTATCTGTAGAATCAATCCAGTTAAATGTTTTATTCGTAGCACCAAGCAATGTTAAACCACCACCATCAGCAGTAGAATCTGTTGGTGTGCCTACCTTGCCTAGTTCAATATTTTTATCTTCAACTGTAAGCGTAGTCGAATCAATAGTTGTAGTCGAACCATTTACTGTTAAGTTTCCAGAAACTATTAAATTACCGCTTATCGTTCCACCAGTTGCAGGTAATAAACCTAAATTTGCTTCACCTATTTTTCCTACACCAGAAACATTTATATAGCCATTATTTGCTGAATTACGAATTTGTAAGGTACTAGTAGAGGTATTAGCATAAAGTTGAAAAGGATATGTCGTTGAAGGTGCAGATGAACCACTTTGGTTCGTGGCACTTGCTTGCATCGCTGCATTTATAGCTGCTCTGACGGCTGCACCCGTTCCATTTCCTACTGATAATGCGTCTTGTGCCACAATAATTACCTAATTATTAATATTGTAAACCAAAACATTATACAATCAACTAACCAAGACCTATAGCTTGATATACAAACTGCCTGTCTACACCCAGGCCGCTTGAATTTTTTACGCGAATAACAAAACCCACCGCAGGATCTGTTATTATTGTTTGATTATCTATTGTAAAAAAGTCTCCTTGTTGACCATTTAACAACGTAGCGTTTACTGCTGGTTTAAAAGCATCATTACCTCCTACAGTTTCGGGTACTCCTCCAAAGAAGCGACTTGAATATGTAACAGCCTTTGCTGCGGAAGTGCCACTATCTATAGGTATAAAGCTTATGTCAGTTTTGGTCCGCATAAAACCTTTTACTCCTAATTCAGTAATACATATATTAGAAGTAGTATTTGATGATGTAAGAACAACTTTAAATTCAAATCCTCTTGCATTTAACATTATTGATGAAAACTCTTGCCACGCAGAAAAACTTGCGGAACCACTATCAGGGTCGTCATTTGTTGTTCTTACATATACTTTTGCATCTACATCTGATACGGCAGCACCAGTTGATACGTTAAAACCTGTAAATGCTAGTCTTCTTTCAAAATGTACTTCAAATTGATGTTCTAAATCTAAATTATTATCAAAAACATATTCTCCAGTGCTTTGCACATTATTTGGAAAGTCCCAATTATTTAAAGCATCAACACTTGTAACAGAGTCCCATAAAATATCACCTTTAAGCACTATTCCATTTAATGGTGTTGAATAATTTGGTGCTGTATATTTTTCTGTATTAGTAAAAGTACCTTGAAATGTAGGATTATCTGTATCTTCTTTTCTGTCATAAATTAACGTAAGATCTTGATTACTCTTGGTAAAGTTAACACTTGCTGCACTTAAACTTTGTACACCTAAAATATTTTCAAATTTTGCAAAATATTTTCCAGTTATCGCTGGAACTATAGCAGTAGTGGTACTACCCGGTACTACTATCAAACTTGCAGCAGTTTCAAAAGTATCATTAGTATTTGTACTATGTTTTATAACAACAAAACCACCTACGACAACATCTTTATCGGTAGCTGCGGCCCATTGTAACTCTGCTTTTTCGGTATTAATTTGACTTATTGAAAGATTTTGAACACCACCAGGTCTTGTCGTTTTTTGTGTTAAAACATGAGTTTCACTATAGCTAGGACTTTTTCCGCCTAAATAGTTAAAAGCAGTAACAACAACTGTTAATGTACCTGCTCTTAGACTTTTTAATTCTATATTTGGTGACGTTGTAATTATTTGTGTAAAGTTATCATTATCAATTTTAAAATCTACAAAATACTGCACTGTTCTTGCTCTATCATGTACCCAACTCACATCACAACCTATTAAAATACTTGATCCTGATTGATAATAAAATGTACTAAAGTTAATATCTGTAACAGCATTTGGAGGGCTTTTTATAGGTTCTGGTGTAGGCGGTGCAATAATTGGCGTATCTATACGGCCATAAATGTCTGGGTCGTACAATAAAGCTGTTACTGAATAAACTTTATTTTCTTCTTCTGTTACTCTTATAATTCTATATTTTTCTGGTTTAGTTGTATTTGTTTCGATTGCATAAAAACTACCGACAGCAGGAGCCTGTGAGAAAGGTGAAGTTACTTGAATTGCAATACCATTACGATCATTACCTCCTGCTGAACTTAGACCTGTAAATGTTCTCTCTTCAGCAAGACCTGTTGGTAAAACTACCATTACTTTACCTCCAAGACTCCCACCCGTCTCACTACTAATATTGCCTATATCTTCTACACTATCAATCGTAATAGAAGTTGTTGTCGCTTCTTTAATTCTGCCACCTCGTCTTGATGACATTTTTAAAGGGTCTGCTATAGAAACAACCATACCCGGTATGAGAATTAAACCCGAATCAACAGAAACAGAAAAAGAAACAGTTTGTGTTAAATATCTTTCGGTTTCTAATATCCATCTACCTAATCTATTTGCTTGGCCTTGTGAATAACAACCAAAACTCCTTACTTCTTTATGAGTTACTCCATATACACGCACAGCATCATCATCTTCTACCCTTTCAAATTGAACTTCACCCAACATATCGTAGCTTTGGTATGCAACTGTTACACAAGTATGTCTAGACTTATGGGATGTGCCATTATATTCAAAAAATCCATCTACTACATTACTTGGACTTAATACATAAGAACTGTCTGTTGGTTTGTCTTGTTTTATAACAAAACTACCAGACGAAAAAAAGGCTAAACCTCTAAAAACATTTACTAACTCTTTAATAACTGTAAAAACCTCTTTACGAGTATTTAATAAAACATTTAAAGAAAAACGAGGCTCTTGTCCACCATTACCATCGCTAACTAATTGATTACAATATTGTGAAATCGCATAAAAATCAAAAACATCTAAATGTGCAGCGTCAATACCACAACCATACCTGTCATTTCTTAGTAAGTCATACAAAATCCAAGCAGGATCATTTGTCCATGTTGCTGCACCTAACGTTCCATTAAACAACCCACTATATGTAATTCGCCCTTTATGTGTTGTTAGATCAACTGTTGCATTATGTGGTATTTGTACTTTGATACCTCTTACAAGGTATTTTCTCGCTGGTATTCTATTAAAATTTCTAGCATCTAATTCAAGAAAAGATATAGCACTATTTGGATATCTTAATTTCTCATCAATTATTGTAGTAAAACTAAGCCATTTTATTGTGTTTTGTCTTTTTGCACTTGTTTCATCAGCACTTTGCCTTGTTACTCGTACATCAACAGGAAAAGAACCACTTATGCCTATTGTATATGATCTCTGATAAGCATTACTGGTTTTACCGCTTATAGTTTCTGTTCTTACAACGTTATATCCACCTCCATTGTATTGAACAGAAATTGTAAACTGCACAGAATGTCCGATAATATCACCTTCATCTGTAATTATTTGTAAGGTAGGAATTTCAATCGTTACTCTTACTCTGTCTGTAGTATTAGTTGTAATAGTTTTAGTAACAGGTCCAGCAGCTACAGTTACATTTGTATTGACAGATGTAGTCGCTTCAATACCATTGACACCAGAAATAAATGATTGTGTTTGTGTTCCATTTCTTGTCTCAAATGTATATCCACTAAAATTACTTAAAGGTGTACCATCTAACAAGATGCCGTCAGCACCACCTTCTATAGAATCAATTTCACCTTCAGATATAAGATCCAATACTCTTGCAAATTGTGTGCTTTGTAAAGTATCAGGTTGTTCAATAGGTGTTCTAGGGCCATCACCACCCTTCTTAGCACCTCTAATAATTTTATTTTCTTCAATCATGGTGTTGCTGGTTGAGTATCTAAGCCAAAACTTACTACGATACTACCCGTAAAAACACGCCCATAACAAATTGGAACGGGCAACCCTTGATCTGCAACATTAACAATTCCACTAAAACTAAAAGACTGCAATTTTGATGCTTCTGGTATGGATGCCGGTGTTGGGGCTAATAACTGACTTATACCACCTAGAACTAATGAAGTTCCTATGTAACCCAAAGATTTTGATAGGGCAGCACCAAGGAGAGGCGTACCAACAAATGATAATCCAATTAATAATGCACCAGCTAATATTTGCCCAAATCCTCTACCAGCACCAGCAATAACAGGTATTATTTCTAATACATCTTTTTCTGACCAGGGTTGTAACATTGGTTTTAAATTATCTGCATAAATTTTTTGCTTACCCACTTTTACTTTGTAACCATAACCATTTTGGTCATTATCAATAAACCAGTTCATAAGGTCTGGAAAATTAACACATAATGCTTTTATTGCTTGTGCAGGTGTATCTACATTAAGTTCAAAAGTTGATTGACCCAACTTCTTTTTTAATTCACCATAAACTTTTATTATTTTCATAAAGTGTTATGCCTAGCAACAAAAGCTGTATTTTTTATATAATACTCCCCTAGTATATCTCTGCTACTTAATCTACCTTGTACATGATGCAAAATTTGTTGATCGCCTAAATAAACTGCTGCATGATTTGGTAAATTTGCTTCTAGATGTATAAGTAAAACATCATGTTTTTGGATTTCATTTAAGGGTACTTTTCTAAAACCTTCTTTATCATAATTATCCTCATATAAACTATTACCTTTTTCCCAAAACTTATCTTCTCTAAAATAATCTCTAATTTGTATATTTAATTCTTGTTTAAAATAGTCTCTTACTAGAGAATAACAATCAACAATTCCAAAATTAAATTCACGACCAACCAAAGGCAATTCAAAACCAGTAGGTTCGCAATAGCCCCATTCCTCTGTAATAGGATTGATTATAAACCAAGGTAAATTAGATTTTTCACAAGATACTTTATCTCCTACGCTAGGTTCTGGTTTTTCTGTAGGGTGGGAATGGACTACTGCAATTATTTCACCTTCATCTTCTGCTTTTTGGTAGTCATGTGGTGCAAGAATAAAAGTTTCTCTAGGTACGTCAGAAATATTTTTACATGGTTTGTATCTTTTCCTACCTTTTCTGACAATAACAAGACCACAACATTCTTTTGGTAATTCTTGTTTGGCGTGATCTAGTATTTCTTGTTTAAGTTCTTCGGATAACATCATTTTAATGCTCCAACAGAAGGGAAAGAGCCGTATGGTAATGGCGTGAATGGTCCAAATCTAGCTTTACAAGATGAAAGCCTTTTGCCACATACATCATTAGATGCACCAGAAACAGCTTGATCGTTTACATCAAAATAATTTGTGCCTGTGTAACTGCATTCAGAACTGCGATATACCCATTGACAAACATTAGCAATACATTGTCTTTTAGGAATTTTTTTATTTTGTTGATCCATTTGGCTGATAAGCTCAAATTGTACAACATCTCTTGTTTCTGATACTTTTCTGTCTATTAAAAATATTTCATCTGGAAAACGTGCATTTACATCAGCATTTGGTTCTCCATCTAAATATTTTTTAAGTGTAGTAATTCTTCTGACTTCGCTATTACCAAGATCATTGCCTGGAAATTGTGCTGTTTGACTAGGGTTCGTAGGATGTTGGGCTGTGTTTACTACCTTAAGTAAGGTAGATATAGTTCCATTCAAATTAGCAATAGTTATTGTAGGTCTTGGAATGCTGCCTTGGCTTGTGCGTTCAAAACCATCAGCTTTTATAGGAATTGCTGTATATGTATTACTATTAAAAACTACATTGCCAGTAAAACCTTCATTTAAACCACCATGGAAATAATATTTACTTACACCAACAACTGAAGCAACTGCTGAAGAAAATGTTATTTCAAATAATTCAATAATTTTATCTGGGGCAAAAGTATTTAAATCTTCAAATACGCTACTAATTGCAGTCCAGACAACAGTCCCGTCTGTAACAGTAGAACCTACATCTGTCCCGAAGGCCGGTTCATTTCCTCCTGTTGTTCCTGCTGTAGTGCATTTAAAAACTAAACCAGTTGGCAGGATTTGACTTGCTGCTGCTACAACTGTACCAAGACTTATGGAAGTATTAGCAGACCAAAGGGTGTAAGCCATAGTTAGACCTCAAAAACTTGTTTAAAAACACAAGAAACTATTGCTCTATCTTTATAAGGAATTTTTTTACTCCAACTTTCACAAATAAATTTTTTCTGACCAGAAACTACAGCAGAAGTTATATTCCCACTAACAGAAGTTGTAGAACTTGTTTCAACTGTAAATGTATTTTGCGTTCTTGCGATAACAATATAAGTTCCATCATTTACACCAGATTCAAAGTCTAGAGCAACTTTTTCACCTAAAGCTATCCCATGATTTGCTGCTGTTATTACTGCATTTTTTGAACCTGATGCTCTTACGAACGTACCTGATGTTGATACTCCCTGTTGTGGCGGTGTAAAATCAAAACTTTCATTATCAAAAGCTCTACTATCTAAAAAAGATTCAATTACATTAGCATCATCTAAACTTACGTTAAATTCTAAGCTGTATGTCTTAGGATTTTGGTTAATACCATAAGTTAGTCTTTGTTGAAAACCATCACCAAAACTTATTGTTTTTACTTTAGGATTACTATTTTTTGTAAAACTATATGTTGGTGTGATACTTGGAAAAGTTGCCATAATTAAGCTTTAGATAAAAGTCCTCCAGGTCTTTGTTGATTTATAAGCTCTTGTTGAACTGCTAGTCCTACAAGTTTACCTAACTGATTAGATGATTCATCATCACCTTGTACTTCCGTTCCAGAGGCATCTACATTTACTACTATATTATTACTTCCACCTAACGCATTATTTGGCGTTATTGCTCCGCTAACAGCAGGAGTAAACATTTCTGGTCCTCGTTCTCCCACTAAATAACTTTTTCCTCCTTTTACAGGCCCACCATTTGCTCTAGGACCAAAAAATTTACCTATTCCTGGAAGTAAGGGAAGAAAAGTATCTACACCTCTTTGTAAAAGTGTTCTTTGGATTTGTAAAAATACGCTACTAGCTACCTGTCCAAGGGTTCTTGTACCATTTATTGCACCCTGTATTGCATCTACCAATCCTGTTCTTACAGTGGATGCAATATTTTTGTATAACATATTAGTCTCACTTAAAGTTCGGTTAAGTTTTAATTGATCTCTAAACGCTTTTTCATCATCAGCCGATAGTTCTTTATTTAAAGCTTTTTGTTGTTCTTTTAAATCTCTTACTTTTTGTTCTACCTCTGCTTGGAAACTACCTAAACTTATAGATTCTTGAAGAAACAAGTTTTGACCTTTTATATTTTTTAAAATGGCCTCTGTTGTTAACTTTTGTATATCTTCTTCATCAGTAATTTCTTTTTGTAAATCAAAAAAGTGTTGTAGTGCAGCAACACGATCATTTAAATCTTTAAATTCTGGAGAATTTTTAACTTTTGTTGCTTGTCTTCCTTTTTTGCTTCCTATTAAAGCATCTCTTTTTCCTCTTAAAGTAACCATTAAAGGATCTGTGTTATTCTCTGCTCTTGCAAGTCGATCTAATTTTAAATTTGTTGCACTAGCAGCTTTTCCTAATGGACTACTTGCAATTTTATTTAAAATCCCAGCAAATCCAGCCCCTAACCTTGTGAAGAATACTGCTAAAGAATTTGTAAGGTTTTGCATCCTTGTAGTAAATTCTTGTATATCTTTTACTCCTTTTTCCCCTATAACCCTAGTCATTTCTTTTGTTACTTCGTTTAAAGCTGCTTCTTTTCCTCTTAAAGTTTCAATAAGTCTTAATCTTTTTGCTTCTTCTGTACCAACAAGACCTAAAGAAACAACTAGTTTATCTAAATTAAAAGATTCTTTACTTAACGCTGCACCTAAGTCATTAATACTAGCTATAGCTTGTTGTATTTGCGTTAAACCAGCAGTGGCAATTAAACCTCCTGCAAAACCTCCCATTTGACCTCCTAATAATCCACCAATAGCACCACCAGCAAAACCAAATCCACCTCCTAATAATCCCTGTCCAAATAGTAATGGAAATGCACCACTTATTAATGCCCCTGATAAAACACCTGATCTTCCTCCACCCCTAGGACCTCCTGCCATCCCTTGCGTACCAGTGGTTCTTATTGTGTTTTTCTGTCTTTCTAATTTTACTTGTTGCTGGTCAACTTTTAATTGTTGCTGTTTTACCTTTAAAGTTTTTAACTCTTGCCGTGTCTCCTTTTTAGACATTGCTAGTGCATTTCTATCTGCTTTTAATGCTTGTTTATTGGCTTTTCCTCTTCCTGCTAATCTATTTAATTTATTTATTCTAGTTTCAAGTTGTTTTAGCTGACCTCTTATCTGTCTGGTGTCTAACTTAATATTTACATCGTAATTAGAACCAGCCACCAATCTAAATATAATAATAATATTTATAGTTTAGCGTAACTTGCGGAATTGAGCCTTCTTTTGCATATCTTCATACGCTTTTTCTTCTCTTTGATTTTTAATACTTAAATAAGCGTTCCAGCCATATATCTCCTCTAAACTCATATTTTTACGCAAATATTCAACTGTTACCCCTAAAGTTTCCGCAATTACAAACTGAAAATATAAATAATGATCTTTGTTAAGTTGTGCTTTTTACGGCATCAGGGCTAACCTCCTCGCCCAACTCCTGCATTTTAGTCATTAGTTCTAGTAAAACTGCTAATGGAATTTCTCTACGTAAAATAGCTTTGTCTCCCTCGTTAAATAGTTTTTGTCCAGATTCGTTTTCTGCTTTATTTATTATTACTTGTAAAGCAAAATCTAAACTATTTTCATCTTGAATTTTATTAGTTGCTACTAAAGTAGCATTTATGGTGTCTCGGTCCGCAATAGTAAGAGGTGTCCAGTAAACTTTTAAGACTAGTTCTCCATTTTTGTAAATCGGATAACTGCTTTTGCTATCAACACTAAATGCTTTTTTTAGCTTGTCAATCGCTCTATCTGTTGACATATAAAATAAAGTAATGTATCTATCTACTATACTACTACTTTATTAGCTAAAGCCAACCTTTTTGAATGCTTTTGATATGTCTTTGTTAATAAAACCACCTTTGGTATAAATATTGTACCAATTCGGTCCTTTTCTAGCAGTTAATGTAAAATCTTCACCATGCTTTTCGTATGTTACAGGCTCTCCACTAATACTAGGTCTAGTTTGCCCTGGTGCGTTAATAGCAAAACCAGCATACTTAGCTCTGTTTCCTACATAAAGAGCTTGATTTAAAGTGACATTTGGCACTCTTGGATTTTTTATCTGTCTAGCTGTAGGGTCTGGTATTAAATAATTAGGAAAATCTGGTCTGCGTTTTCTTGTTGGTTGAACGGGAGCTTTTGATACTATCCAGTTTTCACCAAATGTACCTGTCCACCACGGACCTTCTTCTATTAATGCCATAGTTACTCTTTTGGCTGCTGCTTTTTTACCTTTGATTATTGCTTTTTCTAAGTCTTCTGTAAGTTTTGTTATGGGTTTTGATCTAGGCATTGGCGGTAAAATCACAACTTACAACAGCTAAATAATGACTGTCTCCTTCAACAGTAACAGAAGTTGGTCCTTCTATTGCTGATACTCTAGGAGTTACCGAAAATGTGTCGGAATAATTAGATGCGTTTACAGAAGTTAATCCATCAATAACAGATTCGGCTATTGCAGAAGCAACCGCACTTCCTTTGTTTGGTGGTGTCATAATTCCACATCTTATAGAACCAGCATAATAATCTTGTGCAGCACCATGAGTTTGAGTAGTGGCCTGACCAAAATCAAGACTTACCATCACATATTTTTTATCTTTACCAGGAGTAGTAAAAGGCATATTGTCAAATACTACTGTCACTGTATTATCGGCAGCAATTACGGCACTTTTAATTGCTGTTTCAAATGCTGCTCGTGCGTTTACTAAAGTCATTAGAAAATAACGTCAATACGGAATAAATATTCTTGACCACCCTTTACAGTTAAAATATTTGTTATCTTTGCATTTCTTGTAGATCCAGAAAATGTCAAAGTTATTTCATCTTGCAGTAAAGGTTGGCTATCTCCGATTAAATCAGGAGTTACATACAACCTTGCAATGTTTTCTTGGAATCCACTCTCCTCTTCTGATCTAACAAACTCAATCGGTACTTCTATATTATATGTGACATCAGTTGTTGATACCGCACCAGTAGAAGTGTTATAGACAGGAGATGTTTTTCTTGTATAAGTAATTGAAGTGTCTAAAGATTTGCCCAGGTCACTTACCACCTGTTTGGCTATATTCTTTAATGCTGTGTCTAGTTGTCCTGCCATTATCCTCTAACCACCCTTAATTGGAAACTGCCAGCACCTCCAAGAACATAAGCACCTAAGTAACTTTGTAACCACGGATAAACGTCAAATACATTATTAACAGAACCAGTACCTTGGCTTTTAGTATTGTATTTAACTTGAATATCTCCTAGCTTTACTTCTTCAAAGTTACCATCAGTTCCAGTACTTCCTGTAATTGCATCAGTATCATTTGCCAAAGCATTAGCTAATTCAAACTGTGCGTATTTAATATTCTGTGGAATTAAAGTACAAGCAAGTTCAACTCCATCAACTTGATAGTTGGTTCGTGGGAACTTTAATGCTTGGTCATCGTCACATCTATCTCCGTAATAAACTAAAGTATCAATCC